GCGTTAGTATAAAGGGCATCATAGTTTTCATAAATCTGACAACCATTGTAAAAATACTTTGTACTATTAGTAGCGCCAGTATAACTTACAATTGGATCTCCATATTCTTCACTAAAATTAAATGAAATAGTTTTCATACTATTTGGGCAAGTAGTTAAAGCAGTAGAAGTAGAAATATCACTAGTTAAATAGTTATTAATAAAGCTTGTAGGGTTATAATAACCATAACCAGATGAATCAGGAAGTAATTTAATTGTAGTTAATAAGGTTGCACCATTGTATATTTTTACTACAAATTTAAAATTAGTTTGAGCAACATTAGTAGATGATATTTTGTAATAACAACTATTAGTATCGTAAGCTCTAATATAATTTTCAGGTGAATGTGATAAAGTTATGCTCATTTGCTATTTAATTCTTTTTGTATACCTTTCTCTAAATCTTGAGCGAAAGCCGCCTCCAACTCATGAAAAGCATCTTTACTGTACAATTTATTTATTGCTGGATTATAAAAATCCAACGGTTTAATTCCTTTTTCTTTTATACTTTTCGCTACTACATACGTTGCTCCTTCCATTGAAATCCCTTTCCATTTAGATTTCATACTTTCGAATACTTTTCTACCATTTGCTCCTTTGAACCATTCTCTAATTGCCCAAGAAGGAGGTTGTTTAGCACCTTTTCTTCTACCAGAAATAACATATTTAGCATAAGGAGCAGCTACATAAAATTGAATACCACCTTGAACTACTTTCCATCCAATTGAATTTGAGAGTTGTCCTGTATTAAATTTACCAGCTTTTTTAATATGGTTTCTCATCAACATTACTGTTGCATCTGCCATCTTAAATAATCTCCTTTTAGTTTGTTCTAATTCCATTATAAACCATATCTATTTTTAAAGTAATCAAAATTAGTTGTCATTTCTGTACTATCCAATATCCTATCATAACACATTAAGAAACCAAATTCTATATTACCAAACTCATCACCACCAGTATGACAACCAATTGACCAACCATTAGGTCCTTGTGAACCTGCTGAATTACCTACATTAAATATATTATTAACATATAAATTATACGTACCACCTATAATACCATTTGCAGTATAAATACGCCAAGCTGTACTATTATAAGGTCCTGCTGGTAATGCAATTGCTCCTTCTGCATAATAGTTTTCTGGATAATTTTGCCAATGTCCTACTAACCAATTGTTATTTAAACAACTTAAACTACGTCCTACATTTGGTACAATATATCTTGTTGCGCCCATTATTGTAAAATCGTGATTGTTTGAATTATAAGTAGAACATCTTATATACTGATTTATACCATCTAATTGAATTACACCACCACTTGAAGCTGAATAAGTTCCGCCATTTGGCATTGTTGCACTATTAGTTCCTAATGGTGAAATATCTGTCATATTAGTACCTGAACCTGGATAAGAACTAGAATCACCTGCATCAATATACATTATTAACCCTGATGTTACATAACTTGGTCCTGGTGGGGTTATAGTTTCGGTATAGTATACTTTTTCTAAATTATTAAAAAAGATTTCACCGTTACTACCATTAAATATTACATTGTTTGCCATTTTAAATCTTTATTTTAAAAATATCTTATTGCCCTTACCCTACTTGTTAAACCTACTGATTGACTTATTAATGCACCATCACTTACCCTTAAATAATAAGCAGTTGAATTACTTGCTTGATTCCCAGAAGCCCAAAGATTAACAGATAAACTATCTAATAAAGCCCTATTATTCCATATCTCTGTTAATTCATCTTTACTTGGCATTACCCAATCATTATAACCTGATGAAGTTAAACCCGTACAATAAGCTGCTGCTGGTGAATAACATAATGCAAGTATATTTACTGTATTATTACCACCTTCTAATATTGCAGCAGATGTTGAAATATTTATACCTGGACAACCCCAAGTTACAATACCTGATGTATTGCCAGATAAATCAATTACAAACCCATTTAACCCATCATTATATGTATATACCACTATACCACCTTGGGCATATTGCCCTGTGGTATAGGTTGGTCTATCATCTACTAATAATCTTTTAGTATTTAATAATACTTGGTTATTTGCGTCTAATTGTAGTTTCATCTTTTCTTAAAAATTAAAGTTGGTGGATATAATGAAGTTTCTGGTATTAATTCAAATTCATCATTATACTTTTCATAAAAATAAGTTCCTTTACCTACCGAATTTTCTGGCATATCTTGATAAGGTGTAGTATGTTGTCTAAAACCATTATAATAACAATAGTCATGTAAGATAAATATCTTAGTACAATCTTTTAATTCATCAATAGTTCTAATTCTTTCTTCCCATATACCCTGATCTACAAATACAAAATCATACTTTTCTTTCTTCAATTCAGTATAATCAAACTTAGCCCAATCAACTAAATTGAAAGTATAGTTACTTAAACTATATTTACTTTTCATTTTTTCATACCAATCAATAACGTGTTCGAAACTTTGTACTGTAAGTATATCTTTATATTTATTAGCATATTCATTAAAGACTATTGATGAACCATCACCTGATCCAAATTCTAATACATTAACTTTTAAATTAAACAAAGGGTCGTGCATTAAAAGTATATCTAAAATTCTTTTAATATATTCTTGATGTGTATAATATCCATTCATATTAGGATTAAAGTATTCCATTTTTATTTATTATTTTTAAATAACACAGACTGCTATTGGCGTTCTTACACTTGTTGTATTATTATTACCTAGTTCATTATTGGTATTATATCCCCAAGACCAATATTTATTATTTTTATCAATTGCTAAACCACCTTGCGAAGTTCCTTGTATATAACAAAATGTATGATTACCACATATAGCAACTGGTGTACAAAAATCAGATATAGAATTATTACCTAATGCACCATTTGGTTGTGTTCCCCAACCCCAACCTTTACCATTTTTATCAATTGCTAATGTTCTTAAATATTGTGCATGAATATGACAAAAGGTTTTAGTTCCATAAACTGCAATCGGTGTTCGTTTACTTACTTTTGTTCCATCACCTAATTGCCCTACTAAATTATTACCCCAAGAATAAGCTTTACCGTGATTATCTATTGCTACTACAAAGTTTTGACCCCCAACTGATATTTTACAAAATGTATGATTGCCACACACTGCAACTGGCGTTGATGTATTACCCGTTGTATTATTACCTAATTGACCTGATGCGTTATCACCCCAAGTCCAAGCTTTACCGTTTTCTAATGCAACTGAATTATAATCATCAGTAGCCATTATTTGAAATGTATGATTACCACAAACTGCGATTGGTGTTCTAGCAGAAGTTAATGAATTATTACCTAATTGTCCATTATCATTCTTACCCCAAGCCCATACTTTATTATTTTTATCTAACATTAAAGTATGCCAAGATGAAGCACCAAAACTAATTGCACAAAAAGTATGTACACCACAAACTGCTACTGGAATACTTCTATTTGTTATTGAATTATCACCTACTTGACCCTTTGAATTTAATCCCCAACCCCAAGCTTTACCATGATTATCTATCCCAGTCATCATATAACCTGTACTTATTGTACAAAAAGTATGACTACCATATATTAATACTGGTACTGCATTATTAGCTGTTGAATTATTACCTAAAGTTCCCCAACCACCATAACCCCAAGCATAAGCTGCGCCATTAGATTTCAAAACAACAGAATTATTTGGGCCACTATTCATAGGTATCTTTAACCAAGTTGGTACAACTGGTGCTACATAAGTACTATAATAAGGAAGATAAGTAAATTTATGAGCCATTTACGTTCTTATTGTTTTTATTGTTGCTATTAAATAATTCGCTGTATTCGTATTTACAATTAAATTAACTTGATTAGTTACTGCTACAGTATTTGCTGCCGTTGCATAAAATACTGTTGTTGTTGTTGTTCCAGTCACCGAATTTAATCCAGTAACTACTGTCGTCCCAATCTTTAAAGTTATATTAGTTGTTCCTGTATCTGTTCTTAAAGTCATTGCTGAAATAGTCCAACCATACCAAGCATAATCTGTTAAACAGAAAGTTGTATTACCACTTAAATATAAATTAATATCTTGTTGTTCTACTAAACCTACATAACTTGTTGGTGTTACTGCTGATGTAGAAATTGCATTTCCTGAACCATCAAATGCTGCGTATGTATTAGCATCACCTAAATGTCCTGATGCTGACCAAGTTAAATTACTTAAATTAGCATGATTAGTTGAACTAATACCTGCAACTGAAATAGATTGTTGTTTACCACCTACTACATAAGTTACACCATTAGTTGCTATTGTACATTTACCATAGTTAGTTGATCCACCAGTTGCATAAGTTATTCTTGAATAAGTTACAAATTCACCTGATGCACCAATTAAATCACCAAAATTTAAACTTCTAGTATCTTCTGCTTGCGCTGCTGCTAATGAAGTATAAGTTGCTTGTGGTTGTAACATTATCATTCTAAACTTATTAGAACCTACATCATTAGTTACTGGAACTATTACTTGATAAACATTATACCAACGATTAGCTGTCCCTACTGTAAATGTTCCTGTTGCAGGATTATTTACAAACATTTGTAAATTAGTTGCACCTGAAAATGGATAAGGATGTTTAAATACCCATTGACTTGTATTTGCTGAAACCCACATTAAAGTATAACCTGTATTAATCCAAGCTGATATAGATGTTTGTAAGTCTTCATCTGCTATTACTGCTGCATCAAAATCAGGGGTTACTGCTACATCTGTTGCTGTTGCTTCTTGATAAGAACCTGCTGTCAATTTACCACCACTTACTAAATAAGTACCATAAGTTCTATGAAATTCTTGATGCGTAGTCCAATCCATTAAACCATGTGTTTCTTTATAAGCATAAGTATTTGCTGAAACTGTTGGGTCGTGATTTACTGCTGAAACTTGTATATTACTAAAAGGCCATATAGAAGTTGCCCAAGTAAAGTTAGTTCCATCTGAACTACTTAAGAAATGATCTGCGTCTATATTAGTATGCGCTGTTGAAGTCCAAGGTATAGTTAAACTTTTCTTTACACCTTGCCAATAATAATCTAAATTAGTAGTTGAACTTAAAGTTATAGTCTTATTAGCCCAATTATAAGTTACTTGAATGTTTTCTGGATCTACAAAACCCGATGGGTCTTTACCATCAATAAATATAGCAGGCATTACTACATTACTTACATTTAAATTAGGCGTATATAAAGTTTGACCTGTATTATCATACCATAATTCTGCGTATGTAGTTGCTGTAACTGATTGTCCTGAACTACCTGATGAACCACTTGAACCTTCTATACCTGATGAACCTGAACTACCTGATGAACCTTCTATACCACTTGAACCTGATGAACCTGAACTGCCATTAATACCAGAACTTCCTGAACTTCCTGATGAACCTGATATTCCAATTCCTGAACTACCTGATGATCCATTTTGTCCACCTACTGAAAGAGTCATTAAGAATGTATCTAACCAAGGAGATGCTATTGGAGCAATTTGCTCTATATCTATGCCATTAGGAGTAGATACAAATTCAACTGTTATTATTCTTGCAGTTGTTGCTGGTACATAAGATTGAGTTTGAGCTGATACTTTATAAACAGCCCAAGCAGATGAATTACCCTCTGCTGAAATTTTGATATATGTATTTGGATTTAATGTTAATAAATCTAACCATTTAGATAAATCAGTTGGATAAGAAGACCAGTCTGTATCTGCGAATGCAAAATAACAAACTGCACTTGGATGAAAAGATTGAAAGGTTGTCCAAGATGAGGATGTCCCTATACCAACTAACCCATTACCTTCACCAGGAGTATTTTCTAAAAATGAAACATCAAAAGTTTCAGTACATGCACTTGCATGAGCTTTATCTAAGATAAATTTAATTGTATTACCACCATATAAACCCTGAGAACCAATAGCAATTGGGGTTATTTCAACTATGCAATCTTCTACATTAGCAATGTAACTATTAGAAGAAATATAAACTAAATTTATAGAAATGTAACTTGTATAATCTACTGATAAACTTCCTGTATAACTACCATAACAAGATCTATCTGATTTTCTATAAAATGTAATATAATAATTAGTATAATTAGTCAACAAAGGACGTTGTTGCATACCCGATAAATCAATACAATTTATACTAACCGTCGATAACATTGTCCAATCTGTACCACCTGCAAAATTCATATTACCTGGCAATGTTATATCTACTGTATTATCTGCAAACCAAATACCACTTAAACCATTTATACCGTCAATACCTGAACTACCTGATGAGCCTTCTAAACCTGAACTACCTGAACTACCATCAGTTCCTGATGTACCTGAACTACCTGATGAACCTTCTAAACCCGAACTTCCTGATGAACCTTCTAAACCTGATGAACCACTAGAACCATCAGTTCCTGATGTACCTGAACTTCCTGATGAACCTTCTATACCTGAACTTCCTGATGAACCATTTATACCTGAACTACCATCAGTTCCTGATGTACCCGAACTTCCTGATGAACCATCTGAACCACTTGAACCTGATATACCAACACCACTAGAACCTGAACTTCCACTAGAACCTGATATACCAACACCACTAGAACCTGAACTTCCACTAGAACCTGATATACCAATACCACTAGAACCTGAACTACCATTAATACCACTTGAACCTGAACTTCCAGATGAACCACCTGCAAAATAAGCCCAGTAAGAATGACCTGAACTATCTAATACTGTTAATACATAACCTGCAGTTGCACCAGAAGTTATTGCGATATTTGGCATATGTAACGTATCTGAACTTTCTTCATAATAGAAATCAACATCAGTCGCCCCAGTTACTGTACTATTTAAACCACTTGAACCTGAACTACCATTAATGCCTGATGAACCTGAACTACCATCCATTCCACTTGAACCTGAACTACCACTTGTTCCACTTGAACCTGATGAACCTGAACTACCACTTGAACCTTCTATACCCGATGAACCTGAACTGCCATTAATACCAGAAGAACCAGAACTACCACTTGTTCCTGATGAACCACCTGAACCACTTGAACCTGAACTACCAGAAGTACCTGCTGTTCCACTTGAACCTGATGAACCATTAATACCTGAACTACCTGAACTACCACTAGAACCACTTGAACCTGAACTACCACTTGAACCTGATGTAGCAGATGTACCACTTGAACCTGAAGAACCTACCCAAGTACCATCTTTACCTGAACTACCACTTGAACCTGATGAACCTGAACTACCTGAACTACCAGATGAACCAGAAGAACCGTCAATACCATATTGGTATTTAATTGTATAACCTGATTGAACGTAAGGAATACAATCACCGGTATTATTAACTTGTATTCTTAAATTGAAAGATAATATTAAACCACAAAGACCTTCATCTTGAGTAAAGAAAACTATTTCAGACTGAGACGCATCATAACCTACATTATAAATATAAAATTGCCCTAATAAAGAAAGAGCAACAATAAATTCATGAGCAACCTGCTCCATCTGAGAAATAATATCTAACTCATTATAATTCGTCTTTTGTTTTTGATCTAAAAGAAATAATCTAAAAGCATAGTTCGTATAATTCTGCTCATATCCAATATTAGCTGGCTCGAAAAACCCAAAAGGAAAAACTTTATTATGCTCTACGAATTCTTTTATGCTTCCGAAGTCAGTACTTTTAATTACTTGTGGACCTTCAAGCGTTGATTTTAATATGTCTACAATTTGTTTATATAACATTTTTCAAGTTGTTCTTTTTAATTCTATAGACCCAAAATTATAATATTTTTGGGGCGGCTTGAGAAAATTGTGCATCTATTCCTGCAATTTTATTCTCAACTTCTTCTATCTTATCTAACCTGCTTTTCTTTTCAGAAATATCTAAATAAGACATTATTTCACTCATCTCTAAATTAACTAATCTATTATAAGTTTCAATATTACCAGACATATTAAATAAAAGTAAATACCAGTTGTAACGTGTTAAGAGTAATCGTCCTCTTTCTGAGATTGTATTTTCACTTGGTTTAAGTAATATATCTGCGTAGCTCTCTGTAAATTTCCTATCTTGTTCCATAAAAAAAAAATCAAGGGCACAATATCCTTTATCTCAGAATATAATAATAACTCCTGCTTCTTACCAAAATCTAAATGCCTCTTAAACCAAGTAGTTTCCTTCAAGAAAATTGCTAATATCTTGTGAGCAACCTTAAATAATCTATAAATCTTCTCATTCTCCTCCACAATTATAATCGTTCCATCATCTGTAATGTCATCAGCAACTGAATTACCTAATAATTGTTTAAAATATGCATACTCTCCTGCCTTTAAACTTTCAATATCAATAGTTACATTGAACTTTCTACCTTTGGTATTAAACTTTTTAGAAAATTTAGGAGAATAATCTATTGATAATTCATCTTTAATAACTGTTTCCATTTCTTTAACAGTCATATTATCAATATTTTTACCTAAGATTTGCATCTGTTTTGCATAATCATCTACTTTTAATAACTCTTGAAATTGATATAATGTCATTTTACTTTCTTATTTTTAATTGTTCCATAAGTACCATACTCATTCTTACCCGTTACAATCATATTCAATTCTTTAATTTCTTCTTCTGGTATACTAGATAACTTCTCTGCAAACTCATCAATAGTAAATTTCTCGATTAACTTTGGAGGTTGTACTTTAATCAAAGAAATATAAGTATTTTTTAATTTATCCAATCTTGATTGTACACAAGCATTACAATTATTAATTGGCTCAACACCGTGTAATAATTTATAAGCTTTGTTAATTACATCTACATTAGTTTTTCTTTCTACTACATAATTGGTGTAGAAATAATTAATAAAATCAGTTTCCTGTATCATAATATTTATTCTTTATTTTTTGTTTAACTTCAATAAAACGCTTTTGTATAGTCGTCTTACTTATATTTAAATCTTCTGCGATTTTCTTAGTACTTATTTTATTTAACACGTAATACTTATATAATTCAACCCAAAAGTCATTTGTTGTTTCATTAATTTCTGGTATATAAATATAATTATCCTCTGATTCTATAGACTCATTTTCTGGTATTTGATAATCAGAACCAATATGCCTTATTAACTTATGAAAAGATTGGTGTTTCGTATTCCATAAATTAATACAAATCTTTTTAGCATAATATAAAGTACCATCAAGTACAAATAATTCGTGTAGTTTCTCTACTTTCATATTACAAATTTTTAGATAGACTTCTTGTTTAAAATCATCATAATAACCTTTATGAAAAAGATTCTTGAAAATAAAATTATCAAGTTCTTTTCCGTGTTCTTCGATAAATAATTTTAGAAGTTCCTCTTTCATTATTTGCTTTTTTTAGGGGCCCCTTTTGAGCTAGGTTGAATTAAAACTTCCTGGACAATAACTATTTCATCCTGAATTTTGGATTCGACCACGGGCAAATTTTTATAATAATAATACAACTCTTCCATATTTACTAAAGCCCTTCGAGCTTGCTTTGGATTATATACCCAATTATTTCCATAAAAGTAAATGAAGTATTCAAAGATTCCTGTTATTGATAACCCAGCCCTTCTATTACTATATTCTTGAAACTTAACCATATCTATATTTTGAGGTAATGGTAACTTTAATGATTCTTTCTTGCTGCATGACACGCACATGTTCTAATTATTATTTTTAAGAGTTCCAGAAATCTTCTTCTGAATCTTCAATTTCGATTATTGTTTTTGCTACTTCAAACAAATCTACTTCTTTGGATTTTTTTGGTTTAGGCGCAACCTTTTTTTTAGGTAAAGGCTTACTATCAATTTTAATTTTGGACGCAACCAAGGGCACCTTATCTTCATAAATTAAATCCTTACACCAATAATTTACCCTTGCTTCTGCTAAATTACAATATTCTTCATTTATTTCACAAGCATAAACTTCATCATAACCAACTTGTATTGCTGCTATAACTTCTGAACCACTACCAGAAAAAGGAATATATATTCTTGTATGATTTGGGGTCTTGAATAAGTTTAAGATATGTTTGCCAAGGCTTATGGGTTTTAATGTGGGATGATTGTTGGCTGTAGGGCTTCCTTGCCATTTAGGATCATTTTCTAATCCACCACCATTTACCCAATCCCTTTCTTTCTTTTCAAAACCTTCCAACCCAGCATTTCTTTCACTTTTAGAAACTTTTGGTTGATACTTTATTAAATCAATTTCATCAGTTTCATAAACGCATTTGTGTAGTATCTTTGAACCACCACCAGTGTCAGAATAACCCGTTTTAAAACCACCACCAATATCTATATTATCAGAAGATTTGTTAAATAATTTGTCATCTTGTGGATTTGCTTTTTTAATCCCAGTTTGATTATCAATTATAGAAGCAGCACCTTCATCAACTAATAACTGACTTGGAAATCTACCAGTTTCGTTTGGTATATAATCATTATCTAATTTATTTGTTAAACCTTCACGACCATAATTTGCTTTACCTTTCATATTAGTCAATTTACTTATTGCTAAAACTTCATCTTTATATTCAACCCTTTCACCATCTATATTTAAACAACTACTATGAACTTCACAATCTTTTTCACTTTGGATTATATCATCAATATACGACTTACCTTTTAATGGTTTATGAAAGACCATAACCGTTTCTAATACTTGTTTTAATGGGGCAATTGAATACTTATAACCTTCATATTTTTTTGCTATTGGGTGGGTTGAAATTGTTTCCATACTTTGACCACCAAGTAATTTATCTGAAAAAAGTTTAGAAGTTTTTCTACCACTACTACCATCGGCATATTTTTTTACACCAACAACTTCCCTTTCACATTTAAATCTTTTATCAACCATCTTACTAACGTCTGTGGCCTTAGGAAAATTTGACATAAAAAACCAGTAAAGCGATTGGCACACTTCAAATCCATTTTTAACAGCATAATAATGAAATGGTCCAAGTTGTCTATCTAAACCATACATTATTAAATATCCACCGTGTTTTAATGTTCTAAAACTTTCATTAAAGAATATATCAAATTCAACTTCTGTTAAACCATTCCACTTATTCAAGAAGTCCTTACTTGCTTTTTTAATCTTATACTGACCATCTTTATCAATAAACCAAGTAGAACTTAGATTATAGGGTGGGTCAGTATAAATAATATCCATAAATAAATCTGGATATGTTTTAATATCTTCTAATACATCTGCATTTTTTAAATCTTTCAAACTTCATCTTTATTTTTATTTAACATCATCATTATTATAATTTCAAGTACTCTCTCTAAATCATCATTATCTAACATTTTTAGTAATTTGTTAATCTCCTCAATCCAAATTGTTTTTAATCTCATACTACTGACCAGGTTGTTTTTCTTTTCTCAACTCTATAATGACTACTAACAGCATATCTTAACGAATCAATAGCGTGATCTACACCTATCGGATTATTGATTGGTTTACCATCCTTATCTTTCTGCCATTGATAATTGCGCAACTCCTTTATCAAATTAGTTGAACGTCTTGAAACTTTTAAATCATACATCTTAACTGCTTGAATACCATTTCTAATTGAATCAGGACCTTTTATACAAGGCTTAACTACCCAACCTAATCTACTTAATTCTTCTATTGATTTAGGTTCTGCTGAATCTGCATAGATAATATCTTTGTGTTTCTGTAACCCAAGTTGTTCTAGATGCCTTGATATATCTTGATTAGTTAATCCTGCTTGATAAAGTAATTCATCTACATATAATACTTTATCTTTTTCATAAACAGAAACTAATGTTGTTGGATCGTTGGTATAACCAAAGTCTAAACCAAATATTCTTTTTGGATTATCTTCAAAATCAGAAATATCAAAATTAAATACTAAACCTTCAAGATTACCAACTAATCCTAATGCATAAACCTTATAGAAATTAGGGTCTTTATCTTTCATACTATTTAAAAGATCAATTGTATTTTGAGAAACGTATGGGTTATCTAAATAAGTTGAATGAATATAACCTACATTATCTTGATCTTGTAGAAATTCATGATACCAAAAAGTAGAAGTTGGATTCCAGTCTAAGAATGTATACTTCTTTGTTCTTAATTGTAACTGTTGAAATACTTTCCAACTTACATTGTTACACTCATTGATAAATAGAAAATCTCTGCCTGCTCCTGTAACTTTTGTAAACTCTTCAACTCCAAAAAACTCAATTGTATTTGAGTTATAAGTGTATTTATTATCTGTTTTATTATGGGCTTTTTCTTCGTATAGATCATCTGTTTTCAAGATTTCGAACCAATCTTTTAAGGCTCCCCTCTTTAAGTGTGGCAAACTTTCTGATACAACTGTGTAGGTTTTGTTATTAGTCTTCGTCATAAACCATAAAAATATTTGCAGAATACTATAAGTTTTTGAAGATCTTGAGCCGCCTTCATTACAGATAATTTTCTTACCTTTATTAATTTGTTCTATATTCTTTACGAAGACGTTAGTACAGTTCATTCATTTAATAATTTTTCATCAAAATCTAAACCTTCAATCACAAATTTATTAGTAGGTTCAGGAAAGTTCATTATAACTTGTTTAAGATTATTCTGTGTAAACTGTAATTCTGGTGTATTATCCCAACCAAACTCTTTCATATTTTTATTCTTAATAAATTCTTTCCAGTATTTGTATTGTAATTCTGGGTTTGAGCTATCAAGAACTCTATTTACACCTACTCTTTGAATATCACTTTTAAGTTTTTCTCTAATTTCAATTATAATATGTGCTAAATAATCTGATTCTTGTACCAATTTAGTAACTGTCGCATTATCAATTTGTAATTCTTGCGCTGCGTGTGAAAATAATCCACGATTTTTGATTAAAGCATTACCTAATATAATTTCTCTATCTTCTTTTGATTTACCTAAAAATGGATGTGCTCTATATTTAGCCTGTACTCCAACCGGAAGTGGTTGTGGCTTAACTTTTTGAATTTTGTTCTTAGAGCCTTTGGGTCTTGACATATGCAGGTTTCTTAATTTTGTCTTTTGAAATATCGGATTGATATATTATATATAAAAATCTTATAGCCAAAAAATTCCATAAAAAAATGCCCTAGAAATTAATCTAGGGCATTTTGATACTCTGGTACTTAAATTGGATTAAGATCGATCCTGGACGATACCTATAGGCTAGGATTTGATTTTTTAGCTTGTCTTTTTGCTTTAATTTTTTCCTGAGATTTTTTCATTGACTCTTTATATTTTTCTGGATTATTTTTGACCCACTCTTTAACTGCTGCCCTTGCTTTCTCTCTCTTTTCTTCTGTCATACCTACACGTCTTCTTTCATTTATTTCTTCTTTATGCTCTTTATAATAAGTATTTTGCTTTAAACATCTTGCTAATCTTTCTTCTTCTGTTAATGGTGGAGCTTTTTCTCTTTTCTCTTTATTCTTTTTAAGAATCGCTTCTCTGTTTTCTTTATAGTAAGCATTTGCTGCTGCTAGAGCTTCTTCTTTATTTTCATTATAAAACTTTCTAGCATTTGCTTTTTGATAAGTAGCATATCTATCGTAGTTGTCTTTCTTATACTTTAATTGATAGGCATTCCATTCTTCTTTATTATCTTTTTGCCATTGTTTTTGATAAGTAGAATAATACTCATAAGCTGATGATTGTAATTTTTCTTCTTTATGAACTTTATAATGCTCTGCTCTCGTCATACATTGTAAGTTCTCTAAACGATTATCTAGTATGTCTCCGTTGATGTGGTGGATAATACAATCCTTTGGAATTTCACCGTTCGCTTCTTTCCATAAATACCTGTGTAGATTTTCATATTTTCCGTTTGGTAATTTGATTTTAATATACGTTGATCCTTTTCTTTGTGGTACAAAATCTAATTTTTCTTTTTCCATAATGTTCTTTTTATTATTATATATAAAAAAGAAAAGGTTAAAAAATATCAGTCGGAAGGAAAAGTTATTGGTTGTAAGGTAAACTTTTTATAAAATTTTTAAAAACATTTTGGGTTTAAAAAACTAAATATTATGTTCGCTGAATTACAGTTCAGTTCTAATGTTTAACTATTTTTTTTAAGAAGCCCTGCAATTTTGTAGGGCTTTTTTTATTTTAGGTATTTAATTTTTGGTTGATTAAGGATGAATTAAAAAATCAAATTCTAGGGCATTGGGATGCGCCAGGATCGATCTTAATCCAATTTACATACCGATAATAAAAAGTAGTAATTGAATTGATCCTGGTGTATATTTTTTATTTTAGACATTTAAACTCTTAATGGATATAATAAAGAAACAATCCTAATAACATGGTTACTAAGAAAAACACAAACTATATTAAAGAAGTTGATTTATATTATGAATTAGTCCTTTCGAAGGGCAAAGGAAAGCTTACTAGAAAAGCTGAAAGGCAGTTTGTATTAATTGCAGATAATGTTATTCACAAGTTAAAGTTTAGAAGTTATGACGATCAGATGGATTGTTATCAACAATCGGTATTACATTTATTTAAGAATTGGTATGGATTTAATCCACTTAAATATAAACAAGCACTTCCTTATGTAACTGAAATCTTAAAAAGAGGGCTTGCGGATGGTGCTAATTTGATTAACAATAAGAAATATCACCAGAAACTTCAAGGTATTAAAGTAATTTCTATTGACTGGTATTATAATTTTTAAGATTCCCAGAAGTCGTCACTTTCTTTTTCATTTATTTTTTTAAGATATTCTTCGAAGTCATAGAGTTCATCTTTACTTTCGGTCCCTGATTTACGATATTTGTAGATATCTTGATTATTGTATTGAAAGAAACGGGTTTGTCTTTCGTTTAGTCCAAAGTCAATTGAAACAACGGAATCGTATTTATTTCTTTTAATAGTTGAGATAGACCAAGTACTTAATTCGTCTGTAAAGTAGATTCTATTGCCTTCTTTAAACAAAAAGACTTCAGAATAATTTGGTAATTCATTCATGAATTTATGTCTAATGTAGTCATATTCATTCTTGTAGGGTTCTTTTTTAATCTTTTTCATAAGTAAACCTTTATTTTTACATATTTATTTTTTTTAAATAATATCAACTATTATCTAAAATCCACCGTCTTTGATTGATATTGTAAGTTTAAATAGTAATAATCATAATAATAGTTTTTGACCCCCTCACGCTCACACAGAGAGTTATATATATATTATTATTATTATTTTTTATTATTTATTATATTCTATCTTCTTTCAATTTCTATCGGGGTTGCTGGAGGATAATTTATGGATAGTTTGCTATTATTTCTATTATTTTTTAGTTTTTGTATATTTCTTATGTTCATCACGTATTAAATCTCCACATTCATATAATTTTTTAATCCATTTTTGTGTAGTTGCTTTACTACATAATTTTGTCTGATCACCAATCAATATTGCTGTCTTCAATATAAATTCTTGTGGTAGTTTGTTATAGAATTGTGTAATTTTATTATCTTTTTTAAAATCTTTTAATTCTGCATCTTTATTTAGATTATCAAATACGAGTGCCGTGTGTTCATATAATATTTTCATAATCAATTTAACATTTTCAATATCAATATCATAAACATTTAAAATATTAAATTCTAATAATGTTGGTTTGTTTTGTAAATAAAAAAATCTTATTGCTGAGAAAATCATCAAAATTCTAAGTGCAACAATAAGCATTCTCATATTAGTATGTTCAAAACCATCTTTTATTTTTATGTAGTTATCAGCAAGTTTGGACATATAATCACCTAAATTATCATTTTGTGATTCTGTTAAGTGTAATTCAAAATCTTTTAACTTAAAGAAATTTTCTAAATCATAAACATCTTCTTTAATTTTATTAGTTATATTTATTTTAGGTAATTTATTTTCTAGTTTCAATAAATTTTTCTTATATTCCCATTTCTTTTGAAATACATAATATATACACCTACTAAAAAATCCATCTTCACTACCTTTATCACTAAATATACCTAACAAACTTGATAAATAACCAGTTTGAACTGAAGATATATTTAACTTATCAATATAAATTTCTCTACCTTTTCTACTAGTTGACCAAGACCCGTGATCCCAACTTTCGGAATAAAACGGAATATTATTACCCCAATCTTGTTTTTTATTATTCATCATAGTTCTGATTTCAGTTTCTACTATGATAACGCTACCATTATTATATTCTAGTTTATCTAATGTGGCTGCTGCAGAACTATCTGTATATAAAATTGAATTACATACTAGTTGTTTTGGATTGTTTCTTCTTAATTCATCAAGTGTATTTCGTTCTTCGATAAATCTTTTTTCGAATATTTTTAATATTTGTTTAATAATGCTTTTATTTGATGCTGCTGGTGCGCCTATGAAGCATATCAAATTTGGGTTATGTATTTTATTTGCTTGTTCGAACCATATGCTCGGTAGTATAAATGAAAATCCTACTAATGTACTCAAAAATAGCATATCACATTCTCTGCTAGTTTGTCCTGTTAATATCTGATTAAATATTGGTGGTAAGTTTTTATACATTTCATCAGGAAAGTATGGCGCATTTAATAAAACATCTTGTATTTCTTCTTGTTCTTGTTCTTCTAGTTCTTCTAGTTCTTCTTTAAGAGTTGGTGTATTCCAAAAATCTAAATCTTCTTCAATTAAATTTAATTCTTCAATTTTTTCATTTTTCATTTGTTTTAGTGATTATTTTTTTATATAAGTTGTAAGGTAATCTTACACCTAAATCTCTACCCCATCTACATATGGTAGAGATAGTATATTTATGTTGTAGGTACATATGTCTTTCTCTATTATGTTTATCTATAATAGCTCTCATTTGTTCTTTATATTTAGATTCTTTGCGTTTGCCGTTTTTACAAAAATCTAGGTATATTTTATATCGTGTTGCGTCGTCTGGTATTAGATCACATATTACGAGACCTAATGCCACTTCTCTGTCGTATTCGTTAGAGTGTATTACAATACCATCTTTTATGCAGGTATCTAGAAGGTATTGTAATACATCATCATATTCAAAACTATCATCAATTGTAATTTCAGGTTCATAAGTATCTTCTGTTGTTAAATGATACTTAAATATTAATGATTTTGTATTTATGTGAATGTTTGGATCACTTGATAAGTAGCAAGGTCTACTAATATCTTTACATCTTGGATCAATCTTAATATCTAAATTTGTGTAGTAAATATTAAGTTCGTTCCACATTTTAGACATTTTTAGATTCTGATATTTATCACCTGGTTCAATTCCACCTACGTCTATTTTGACTATTATCTTCTTTCCGTAGCCATTAGGACTATCAAAAATTACAAATGTGTATGGATCGTCTTTTAGAAACGATAAATCTTTTCCGATATTATCTTTATAATCAATATCAACTTGCATTAAGTGATTAAATTTAACTAATCCTGCTGAATTTCTTCTACTAAATAAACCTGATATTGTGATATATGGTAAAGCAGATTTGGATTCCGAGTATAGGTTTAATAAATCTTCTTTAAGAATTTCATTAGTTTCTTTAAGATATTGATTATAAAGATCTCTTAAATCTTGAATTTGAGCATAAAAATTTTCATTTGATTTTACACATTCAATAACATCTTTTAGACCAATAGACATTTGACTTCTAGTGTCGTGTATATTATTATAAATAGAAAATCTAATATCGTTTAATTTCATATTTTTAATTTTCATCTTCGTGACAAAATTCTAACTAACCTCTTGGTGCTTTTGGATATCTATCAGGAAAATCCTCATTAAGATTTTCAATTGAAATAACATCTGATTCGTTGTTATTGAACGTATCAAAATCTTTTAACATTTTAGGGAGGTTTTCAGAGATAAAATCAGAGACGATTCTTCTTACAGACTGAGATAATTTTTCTTCTTTTAGAAACGCATATAAGCGTAATTCATCGTAAAGCTTTTGTGATACTACTAAACTAAACATTTTTTCGTTTTCTTTCATAATTTATGTTTTTATGTTTATATATAAAAAACATAAATGAAAGTTTATTTTACTTTTATTAATTTTATTTTTCGTTTTATATAGACTAAACCGCAAATAGGGCAAGTTTCTTTTATCATTTTAAATGAATTATATTTTGTATACCAAGTAAAATTTCAACGATTTCTGGATTGTTTCTAAGATTTTCTATGCCATATTGCAAGATAGTGTATTGCGCTAACCCACCAAATTCTTCTTTAAGTTTTAATCTACGTTGTTTATCTGTTTCTAAAAGGTGTTCTTTATTCTTTTCCCTGTAAGTTTCTTGTTGAACTTTAACCTTATCTGGGTTTAAAAGAAGCCATTTCTTAGTACATTGTATAACCTTTTCTTTATATTCAGGTTTTAACCTTGCTTTAGCATTATATTCTTTAGCTTTTTCTTTATATTCAGGATCATCCTTAACTTGTTCATAAGAAGCCTTACGTTTAAGTTTAAGTTCAGTAGAATGTTTTTCCCTATATTTCTTATTGATTAAAGCCCTTGCTTCTTTCTTTTCTTCTTCTGTATTATACTTCGTTGGTCTTGCCATCGTCATGATATTTTTTATCTTCATATTCTAAGAAGTCAATGATAGGTTTCTTATCAATCAATTTTGCGTAGTCCAATTCTAATTTAATAGAAGTCATAAGTTTACCAGCGGCATTAGCCATTTCTTTTGCGTCACCTTTTTTGATGTCACCAAGTTTAACTGAATTGAATAGTTCAATTAATTCTTTTCTTAATTCTTTAATGTTTTCCATAGTGTTTATTTTTTTAATTTTAATAATGGATTGTAATCAATCCATAGTTGATGATTATTATTTATTGAATCCAATACTTCGCTTGCCCAAACCAATTTTTCTGCATCATTAACTACCTTGTGTTCTTTAAAGAACTTCAAGATTAGTATTTCATAAAGAGGGCTTAAAACAGGTTTAAGATTAACCCACATTTCAAATGTTCTACTATCTAAAACTTCTTGCATACTAAATCTGTATGGTTGGTTATTAACCATATAATACATTTCAGCGGCAGTTTTTGCTTTAGCAATAACATACTTTTCTTTTTCAGTCAATTTAATTTTTTTCATCTTGTTTTAATTTGATAGTACAAAGATAAGTATAATTGTTGAAATAAAAAAATTATTTCCAAGAATTTAAACATTCAATACCATATTGATATTCTTTTTCTTTTTCTTCTGTTGTTTCAACCCAAGAAGTTCTTTTCCATTCTTTATTTATGCCCTTTTCATTAATAAATCTATGCAATTTATCCTGTTCTTTCATAAGAACTTCAAGAAGTGAACCTTCTTCAATAGTTTTGGGCCAGCCATTTTCAAACATTATCATGCAACCTGAATTACTATTGAAATGTAATTGTTCAATTGCTTCAAATACTTCAACATCCATTTCTACTACTGTTCTTTTTCCGTAAGGGTGTCCTACTACTGTGATTGTGTTCATTTTATTTTGTTTTAAAGGGTTAGTTGTTGTGTTTCGATAGAGCAAAGATATAGCTTTTTTCTGAAATAAAAAAATAATTTGTTATTTTTATTTGGTCTAAATAAAAACCCGCTGAACATTTTGAGAAAACAGCGGGTTTTTTGAACGATTAGAAAATAAAATTGAATTAAATACAAAGAACTTTTTAAAGAACTCTTATACTTTTAGATTTAAAAAATAAAAAGGTTGAAATTATTTTTTACTTTTTATCATCGCTAGATACTCATCTAATGGCATAAATACAGTACTCATATCAGCAGCATTTTCACAGGCTGCTACAATCATTTCGTGTGTCATATTATTTGCTTTTGCAGTTTCTTCTCTAATACAACGACTAACGAAGGTATTTCTGTCTTCTCCTGATTTTCTTTTTGCTAATGGCATTATTTCTTGATTGGTTTTTTTGGGGTTTTAGGTTTGCAAGCCATGACTAAAATATTTATTTTTTAAGATACAGTTATATCTCCATCAATTTGACCAGCACGATCAAAATTTATGTATATTTTACAAGTACCACTAGATACTGAAGTAACTAATCCTGTTGATGATACTGTTGCTATTGCTTTATCACTTGATGTATAAACACATTCATTTGTTATACTTACATTATCTTGATTTACAACCGAAAGTTGAAATGTTAATCCGCTTGTTGCAAATGTATGATCTGCGTTACAAAAAATATATTGATCAGTATCTGATACGAATTTAGTATATTTTTTTAAATGTCCAAAGTTAAATCCTGTGCTCATAGTTATTCTTGATTATTTTTATTAAATAAATTCTTCAATTTATTATAGATTTGATGAAATATCTGTACTTGAAAGATGTCATCTAAATTCTCAGTTAATGACTTAAATTCTGTAAGTATAATAACCGATGTTAATATCTTTGTTAATGGAATTAAATTAGCAAAAACTACATTTTCTATCGTATAACATAATAATATAAATAAACTATATAATACTATCTTATAAATCGAAGCCTTCATCTTTGATGACTCAATGGTTTCCTTACGTTTATGTGATGCAATAATTCCAGTTATGAAATCTAAACATATGATAAACATAAACAAGTGTGCAAGTGGTGCAATTGGTGAAAAGTAGGCAAGAAACGTAACGAAAATAGCAGATAAAAATTTAAGCAATCCGCTGCCTGTGAATAACGCAAGTAGCGTCTTTGTATAATAAATAAAGTATGCCATAAGTTCCTTCAACATTGTTTTTTAAATTAATTATAAAATGTGTTATTCTTAAAATATTTTATGATTACATATAATAGTTCACTACCTACATATGTAATAAATCCTAACCATATTGAACCTGTTAATAATAATGTAACCCAAAACGCAATACAATTGCAGTTAAAGAGTTTATGTATAAACTTCCAGATATAATTTACTACTTTGTTTTTAAAATTTATATCTTTTTGCTTTTGACCTAAGCCAATACAGTTTTTAAAATCTTCAAGAAAATCTACATTTCCTGCCCATAAATAACCAAAACAACTCAATCCTATTATTAAAATCAAATCCATTATATTCCAGATATTTTTAATGAGCTGAAAATTTGCCTATCCTTTGCTCCGCAAGGTACACAAAAATTTGATGATTCAAATTCTGGGTATTTCGTAATATTTTCATTCATATACAACACCATATCTTTACTCAATCTTTCAATATCGTTCTGATATAGTTGTTTTAAAGAATTAATTTCTTCTTTATCTGCATAATCACTTTGATCACTTGTTTTCTTTCTAACACCTAAGTTCTCTATTTGATACGAAGCTGAATAAAGAGTTCTGATTACAACTCCTTTTGCTAAAATTCTAACAATAAATCTATCAAATAAGTATCTATTATCAGCTGTGAATGTATTACCTGATTGTTGAATAACAATATCTCTATATAAATCACAACCAAGTAAATTTAAAATCGAACTCTCTTGTACATCTATAATCCAAGAAACCATTAAAGCATCGTCTACTGAATTTGGAATCTCAGGACAAACTTTCTTAACTAAACTTGGGTTAATTAACGCTATGTTATATGGTTCTAAATATGAATTATCCATTTGTTGGTATATTATTTTGTGTAGCATTAGGTGCTACTGGTTTTTCTATAAATTCTAATGCAATATCTTCAATTTCAATTTGACTTAATGGTTGTATTAACCATTTATTTAATTCAGTAAATGTATCTAAGAAATAATTCCTAAAAGGATAAACCTTTTTATGATTGTAAATTGAATTAGCAGTTGCTAATTCTTGTGTGTTTCCAAGTTGCCCAGGCTGAGCAATACCTGCTAATGCAGGGCTTGGAAGATTATGACCTGAGATAATTTCTTGACTTACAATAGTAATCCATTCGTGGTATTTTGTACCATCATCTTCTCCATTAAATTTAATAATCTCAGGTTTCATTTCAGGTGTTTCAGGGTTGAAAATGATAGTCTTCATACCCTCAGATCCAGTAAAGTTCTTCTTTAAGATATATTCTAAATCTTCTTTTTGCTCTGGTTCAATAAAACCAGGCAAACTTATCATCGTATTTGAAATGAAATTGTTCTTAATAAGATTTAAATAAAATTTACTTAATTCAACATCAATAGCAATCCATCTCCATAATGCGTGATAATAAGGTTTTGGATAAACATCAAGAAAGTTCTGATATAAAATAGGCATAACTTGATGAGCATCACTATTTGGGTTTGTATTAAATGGTACTAATGGTACTATTTTTTTATCTCTATATTTGTTCCAATCAGTACATTGTAAGTAAACGCTAATTTCATCATTATTGATTATTTGGTCATAATCACCAATTCTAATTTGAGAGTATTTAATATGTTTTAATTTTAAGATTTTTGTATGTTCTATATTCCAAAATATTTCAATATAAGCACCACCAAATAAGATAAAATCAAAAATACATTTTTCTAAAATATCATTTAAATCAAATGCTTCTATAATTTTATCATCTACTGGAACGCCTGCTATTAAACCAGTACCGTTTACTGCTTGCATAAGATTGTTTAGTATGCTAGAATGTAGAGGAGAATTTTCATACATTTCTTTTATCTCTTTATAAACATCTCGTTCTTTGTTGGTTGGCAGAAAGTATTGATAATTTTGATAAGATACAAGTTTATTTTCATATTCAGGAAATTTCATTCCTAAAGTTGGTTGGCTAAAATTGAATATTTTCATAGATTTTTAATTTTTATTATAAGTTATTGCTATGTTTGCTGTATAGCCACTATATGTTGGGTAAGTTAAAGTATCATAAATAATATAAACAAATCCTCTATCTACTTCTGTATTATTTAACGTAATAATATAATCATTATATCCATCCCAATTATCTAAAAACAAAGTAGGTGTTGCTCCTGTGCTTGTTAATCCAGAGTTGTGAGTGATATTTACGCTAAATATATTTTTATTTATAGTAGAACTTGCATCAAAAATATTAAAAATTTGAGTAGTTTTTAATAATTTATTGTATAAAGACATTGAATAAGTTAAACCAGTTGCGGTTTCATTTATGTCGCTATACCATGTATTAGTTGAAGCAGAAAGATTCCAGTATACCATTTTAAATTATTTTGTTTTAAAAAAAGAGGCGGCAGCTTCTGCCGCCGCCTCTCTGCGATAGTTGTTAGTAGATTATATTGTTGCTATTAAATTAGCAATAGTTACTTTAGTTGTGTCGATTTCTCTGGTTGATTTACTTTCACCGAAAGATGAAAGGGTCATTGTAAGACCTTTAAAGTCGCCAGCTGCAGTACCTGTTGTTAAGTTACCTGTTTCAGCTATAATTCCATTTTCGAAACCAAGTAAGTAATATCTTGATTGGTGTAATTTCACCATAATCATTACTTTACTTTTTGCGAAACTTTCGTATAGTTTAATTACATCATGGTCTAAACTAGCTAACTTAAATGTAACCTTTGGGTTAAACATATAGTTATTATTTTGTTTAGATGTAATAAGTTCTACATCGAAGTTCGTTGATTCAAATGGTACGCCTAGTTCAAAAAAATACCCGCTGGTATAGCCAGTTGCTGTTTTACCTGATATTCCGCTAATATACTCATCAGCTGTATCAAATGTAACCGCAGTTACATCAGTGAAACAAGCTACGTAAAGAGTTAAAACTCCTACGCCTACGCCAGGGCAATTTAATGCTACACTTCTATCTGGACATCCGCAATTTGTTGTTGCCATAGTTATTTTGGATTATTTTTAGAAGTTTGTGACGATTTGGTCAGGCCATCTAACCTGTGCACCCTGTTTCCAGTTTACAGTTGTGTAGATATATTTATCGAATGGATTATAAACGACTTCAACTTTAGAGTTTTCGTCTTTTAAATCTGTACCATAAACAAAGTTACGTTTTTCACCAATAAAGATATAGCTAGTTCCTTCTAAACCTGATTGTGGAGAGAATGTAATATTGCTATAGAATGGGTGTGTAGTTGAATTATTTGTTTGCATTGGAGAATATCCATATGGATAAGCAGCAGCCCAGCCCATTACCCATGCATTGTATAATGTATGTGATAAATAGATATTTAATGGATTACCTGCTATTTCTGCTGGAATTGTTAAGATCATTGCATTGATCCAAGCTACTACTCCTGCTGGAGTTGCAGTTGTGCCAGTTGCGCTATGAACTCTAGTTGTTTCGCCAGATAAAATGTAAACAAAACCATCGCATAAAGCTAAGTTATTTACACCTGTGTCGGTATTACCTTGCCAAGCGATTTTTTGAGTTTCAACTGAAATTCTTCCAGCTAAATCTTCAAGATAAACTGAACTGAACCAATCAAGATCAGTAATATTAGAACCAGGAGATAATTTCTCATTCGTCCAATATTGGTTTAAATCGGTCATACAAAATTTATCAAAAGCTGATATTTCGCATACTTCTAATACTCTTTGATATAACTCGGTTGTACCCGTTGGGGTCATTCCGCAAGCTGTGTTCTGTAATTGTAAAGTTTTACCTAACAAGTTAATAGCGGTTTTGTACTTAACATTTTGCATTATATCAACTGAGTTGAATAATGTTTCTGGAAGTACGGATTTTACAAATACGTCACTAATTTGTGAGGTATAAGTGGTTAAAGTGCCTAAGCTAAATCCTGCCATCGTTATTTTATTTATTTTTATAAACTTCATCATAAGAACCTAACATAGTTTTCTTATTGGTGGAGTTAATTGGAACTGTGTCATTCTGTTTTACTGGTTCTACAACCAATACTCTTTCGAATTTTGAACTAAATTCCTCTTTTAAAGCTGAATAATCTACTTTTAAAGTAGCGTTTTCTGCCTGAACTGCTTCGTGTTTTGATGTTAATTCATCAAATTTAGTTAACAATTCGGTTAATTTTGTTTCAATTTCAGATACTCTTGATTCTAAATCTATAGTAGGCTCTGGTTGGACTTGCTCATCCGATACTGGAACTTCTTCCATATCTGGCATTACTGGTTCTTCAACTACTGGGGCTTCTACTGGAGCATTTGGATCAATTTGAGTTACATCAATTATTAAACCATCTTTGGTTACAATGACTTCGCCTGTATCAAGCGTCCACTCACCATCTGGAAGCGGAATTTCGGCATCAGGAGTGACTAAGAATACTTCTGTTCCTTTATCCATTGCACCTGCGATTCTGATTTCTTTTCCGTCAATCAACTTTGCTGTTCCTTCAAAGATGTATGTTGAGAAAAGGCTTTTAAATGCATCAAATATTTTCATACTTTGTGTGTTTTATTTTTAAATATAGACCCAACAATTCAAAAAATGGTCACTTTCTTCGGAGATGCCTGCAGTTCTACAGAAAACCCTCGGACACTACCAGTTTGGATTTGTTCCCAAATAAAATCAGATAGAATGTGATATTCCGCCATCCATACCCAAGATTTATCATTTGTCTTATCTACCCAACTTTTAGTCATAATAACATTATTAGAAATATCCATTTGATGTAGCATTGTTGCGCTTGAATTAATTCCATAAGATTTCTGTAATTTCTCAATTGTATCATTTGAAAACCAAACATATCCAAAATCAACTCCATTTAAATCTGCTGGAGGCCTTAATATCATTTTATTAGCCACCATTACTGGTCCTCTAATTCTTCTAGGTTTTGTATCTACTTCTGAAAACTTATAATCAAAAGAAATAGTTTTGTGAAACATATCTACTCTTTTAAGCATATGACGACAACCAAACATTACGTTACCTAAATCAATAGTTGATCCAGGAGCTTCTGATAAAATTTGTTCTGCTTCTGTTTTAAATCCCCAATTTTTATATTGATAATATCTTTTCCAGCTTTGAATAACTGGTACAGAGTAAGCGACTGCATCTCCTTTAGCGTATTTTTTACATAAAGAATGTGACGTATCAATTACCATTTCTTCTCCTACATATTCAGGTTTTAAAGTATAATAATATTTAGGAGCAACAGCAAATGTAGTAAAGGGTAATTCGATTGCTGGGTCTGGTACAATTGAAACTGCTAATACACCTAAATCTGTTTCTTTAAATTCTAATTCTTGAATTAACATATCTAATATATTTATTTTTATAGAGATGCCGAAGCTTCTATTTTTCTTATTTTGTTTTGAGTATTTGTAATATCGCTTTCTAAAACAACTGCTCTTGTTGGTCTCATATTTATATCTTGAAGCACTCTTACTTCTTGTATTAATTGAGTTATCATATCATTATTACCGTTTATTGCTTGTAGAGTAGGAAGATTTTGTTGAGTTGCTAATTTATTTGTAATAAATTCACCGCCTTCTACTGTTCCGAAGTTAGTTAATATACCACCGTTAGCGTGTGAAGGTCCTTGAAGAACTCCACCTTTTGCGAATTGTGGCATTTTTTGACTTGCAATAATTGCTGCTTGTGCTACACCTGCTGCAGCTGCTACAATCATACCTGGTATAGCTAATGGCATACCTAATGTAGCTAATGTTTTAGCAATACCAACTGCTGTATCAATTGCTACTTGAATTAAAGCTGCTTTTTGGTTTAGTTTCCATTCTTTTTCTTTTGCTGCCTTAACTAATTTAGCTTGTTTAGAATCTAATTTTTCTTTTTGTTTATTATATTCTTCTTCGGTTATAAGATTTCTTTTTCTTGAATCTTCCAAAGCTTGTGATTCTTTATCATAACCTTCTTGAATTGCAGCATTCATATTATCAATTTCAGTTTTAGTATTCATAGCTAATGACTGACTTAATAACTGCCCAATACCTTCAATACCAATTTCTTTAAGATTATTAATCATTGCTGTATAATCATCTTCTGATATACCAATCAAATCAGCAGTAGTTGGTTTATCTCCTTCTGGAATTGTTTTAAACCCTTCTGATAATGCAGTTCTTAATTGCATACCTACATTAACAGCTTTTAGCGTATTATCAGATACAATTTTATCTAAATCTTTACCTACTGATGTTTTATCAACCTTTAAAGGTTTTATTTCAGTTGGAGCTGAGTTTAATATTTTTGCTAATTCT